TCCGAATGGAGCGCCAGCATGATCGGCGCCACCGCACTCCATACCCGCGCGCCGTGCGATGAATGTGGCGACGTTCCCGCGACGCGTGAAGATGACGGCGGGATTATCGTTTGCGCGCGATGCGACACCACGCCGGCTGCCAACGATGACGTGCTCGGCGCGCTACTCGGCGGAATGCTCCGCGCAACGCCGCTCTGCTCGCGCTGTTCCCAGCCCGCATTTCTTCGCGTCGACGGGACCATCATTCTTTGCGCGGAGTGTTGGCTTGCGGTTGAAGCCCATCTCGAAAACGATTCCAGTTTCGCCGTGGCCCCCATCTCCGGCGAAAACGTGACGGCCGCGGGATCGTCCCCCCTCCCAACCGCGCCTGCGGCCGTCACCCTAATTCCCCAGCCCGCGAAAGCGGGGGGAGCATCGACAGTCGGCGCGCGGCCTGCGGTGCTTCCGGATTTGCGCGCGCCAGTAGAACCGGCTGCTGTAGAGGTTGGCTGCGGCCAAGCCCCGGAGTCTAATTCGAGTTCTTGCGGCGACGTGGAAAGCGGACACGTTCGATATCGGGTCGATGCACAAAAACCGATGGGCGTAAGCCCTATTCTCCGGGGACCCCAAAATGGGCCGGACTGTGCAGTAGCCGGAGTTGCGCCCGGCCCGCAAGATTCAATCACCGCCCTCCCGCAAGGGGGATCGCCAGTGACGGTCGGCAGGCTGGTCCCCGCGCCGGCCGTCACACCAATATTCTCATGCGCCGATCCCAGCTCGTGCTGCGGCGATCTCGACGCCATCGTTTCTGATCTTGAAGCGGGTTGGGATCGGGACCGCGGCGCGAAGCTTGCGTTGATGTGCGGTGAATCGCCGAACACGATCCGCCGCGACGAAGCGCGGTTTTCCAAATCCAGTTCTGAAGCGAGTAACTGAGCCATGCTGCAACCATCAGCCATGAAGCCGGTTTGTGCAAATTCGAGGGGTGGCACTTTGTGCACCTCAAAGTCGGATTTTGTTCACCTGAATGCTTCGCTTGCGCAATGCGCGAAGTCCATTTTCGTCAAGCCGTGCACGGCGTTAATGCAGATGCTTAATCTGTGCGAACGGGACGCGAAATACCGGCTCTCTGCAAAGCGCAAGTTCACCGCTGCGGAGATCGCGAAGCTGCTCCAAAGCGAGGAAGGCATCCATTTCCTAGTCGTCTTGATGGATAAGCAGCGCCCGGCTTGGTGGAAAGCCGTGCTGAAGATGGGTATCCTCGGCACCGTCGAAGAGCGACGCCGCGCAGACGCAAAACTTCTTAGCCGGGTGTTCCATGCCGACGCAGATACCGCCGCCGGATTCTCCGCTGCCTTTCGCGCTCAAGACCCGGTCTTCTATGGCGCTGTTCTTGCGGGATACGATGAGACTGCCGCGCCTGGCGCTGATCGTGGCTCCGTGGCTCCGTCCAAAGGACGGCGCCGATGAAAAAACCCGATCCGAGTGAAGAGCACGTAGCTGTTTGCACAGCGTTCCTAGAGCTTATTGAGTCCGTCACAGACGACTGTGGCTGGACCCGCGGTCAGATTGGCTCATTCCTAATTGGAATCGGATCGCACCTTCTTTGCGCCGAAGTCGGCCCGGATGCGGCAATCAAAACTCTGCGCTTCATGGAGCCCGTCCTCAAGCAACAGGGCGGCCAGAGTCCAACGCTAGACTCGTAGTCACGTCTCGTTTCGTAAGCGTACCCCTCCAGCGTAATCCCGCGAGACTGTATTCGCGGGGGAGGGGATTTTCCAGATCACAAAAGGGTAGGGACAATGGGCTTTGCAACCGTTTGGCATGACGACCATTCAAACGCCCTTCGCGAATATCTGGCGGCTGGAAAGTTGTCGTTTTCGAGGGTTCGCGACGAGCTGAACGCAAGATTTGGAACTCGATATTCCAGAAACGCAGTGATCGGACGCGCCGGAAGAATGGGTCTCAACAACCACGACAGAAAACCGACCATGCCCAATCCGGAGCGGATGCGGAAACGCAAGCCCCGCGTCCGCATTATCCAGGCGAACGGCAACAGCAATCGTCACCGCATCATCGAGAGCGTCGAGTCGGAACCGATCGCGCTCCGGTGTGCCGCCGTAGAGCCGCTGAGTATCTCGATTGACGAACTTCGGGACGGCGTTTGTCATTATCCATATGGGGACATCCCGCCTTATGCGTACTGCGGTCACGCAACGTTGGGCGGGCCGTACTGCGATCTGCATCACGAACTCTGTCACACTCCAGCGGGAGCGATGCGAGGTCGCGAGCGGCCAGACGCGACCGCAATCATTCACCGCGCCCTGTTGCCAAACGTACTTTCGTTGGCGGTCGCTGGGGATGAGGAGGCTGCATGAAAATCCCCCGCCAGAAAATCACAGCGGCGCAGCAACATCAATTATTGCAGGTTTACCTGCATCTCGGCCTCGCACCTTCTGCTGAACTCGCGCGCGAATACGGCGTGTCGCCGAACTACGCCATGAGCCACGCGGGCTCGCTCGGCCTCGCTCCCCGACGAAAACATAGGGGCGGGGGAAGCATTGCAAAGAGGGTTGACCATAGCGACCCGCGCTGGGCACGCGCTCGTGTGGTCGGGATGGTGGTGGTCTAGTCATGCGACTCACGCACCTTCCCATTATTCAGGTTGTCGACGGCGTTGGGTTTGTTCCGCTGACTAATGGATTTGTCGCGCTTGTCGACGCTGCAGATGTCCCTGCTGTGCGTAGCTTCAAGTGGTTCGCGCACTGCGCTAAAGGGCATGCTTACGCGACGACGCATAAGGCGGGGACACGCGAGCAAATCAAAATGCACCGGTATTTGTTGGGCGCCGCGCCCGGGGAATGGGGCGACCACATTAACGGAGATACACTAAACAATAGGCGCTCAAACTTGCGTTTGGCTTCTCCTACTCAGAATAGGAGAAACCGCGGCATAAGTCGTAATAATTCCTCTGGAAAAAATGGGGTTATTTGGTGCCCGAGTGAGAGTAAGTGGTCGGCGCAGATTTACCTTTGCGGGCGGCGAATAAAGAAACGCTTCAATTCGTTCGAGGATGCGCTCTCTTGGCGACTCACTGTCGAGCGCGAGGCTTATGGCGAATTTGCGAGGGTCGCGTGACAGATTCATCTGGAACATACGCCGCCACCGCACAACGAGACGCTGCTATTGCCAGCGTCACGGTGCATGCGGATGAGAATATCCGGGGGTGGGGCAAACAGGCGCGAGACTGGATCGTAACCTATAGCGCAACGCATCGCGAATTCATCAGCGAGGAATGCGTAGCTGCGGCTTATGTGGCGGGGATTCCGAAGCCGCATGACGCGCGGGCCTGGGGCGGTGCCTTCATGTCGTGTTCGCGCGACAAGTTCATTCATCGGAACGGGTACGGGATCAGCAATAACCGGCATCGAAGTCCGACGCCGTTGTGGCGGTCATGTCATCCGAATTTCAGGGAGTTATCATGAGCGAAACCATTGACGATCTGGAAGTCGAATATCCAAAGACGGTGACCGCTTGTCATGCGGAGATTGACCGACTGGCAGGCAAGATCAACTCGCTAGATAGCAAGAACTCCGATCTTGCGGGCAAGCTTTATACCGCCGAAGAAAGGTTTGAAGAAAGGTTTGAAGAAAGGCTTGTCGAAATCGAGGGCGAGGGCGCGGCCACCGAACTTGGCGCAGTCGAAGCAATTAACCGCTTCCTGGATGAATGCGTGCGCGTAGCGCCGCTGAAATACGATGTTCCGCAAACTGATCGCGCAATGCAGACCATCGTCGCCCTCCATGACGCAGTGGGGCGCAACCCATGAAATTCACCGTCAATGCGGGAGAGCTTTCGGCTGCGCTGCGCGGGCCGTGTGATCGGGCGCGGGCGGCTAACGTCATCGCGATATTGAAACATATCCGATGCGAGGCGGCTGCAGGCGCAGAGGTGCGGCTTCTTGGTCACGATATGGACTCTTCCAGCGAGGCTACGGTTGCGGCAGAAGTTGGTGCCCCTGGCGCATCTGCAATTCCTGCTGAACCGCTTGCTCGGATTGCAGCCGGTTTTCATAAGGCCGCATCTGTCATCGTTGAAGTTGTCGGTAAGGATGCAATCATCCGGTCCGGGCGGTCCCGCTATAAATTACCCGTTCTAGACGCGAAAGACATGCCCGCGCCGCTTACGGCCGAGGGTGGCGCAAAGTTCCAGATTTCATCAGAAGATATCAAGCAGCTGTTTGTCAGGGCACGGTCTGCGATCAACCCTAAAGAGCCGCGGACATGCCTACAGGGCTTCTATGTTCACCCTGACGCTGGGCGGCTCTGCTCGGTGGCGACCAATGGTTACGCGCTTATGCGTTTCGGGACGCCAATTGAGCCAGGCGCCTTCAAGGGGGCGATCATCCCGAGGAGCGCAGCCGATGAGATCGTTAAGTTTGGCAAGGGCGGCGAACTTGCAATCTCAGACCGTATCGTCTCGTTTTCAGTTGCTGGCGCCATCTACAGCTCCAAACTTATCGACTCTACCTACCCAGAAGCATTTCAAGGGGTCATTGGGGCGACCGATGAGCGAATCGGTATGGCGAAGATCGATCGCGAAACCGTTCTGGAGTGCCTAGCGCGGTTGCGAGCTGCGGGTGATTTCAGCGAAACGGACCTGGTCGACATTGAGATCGCCAACGAAGAAATATCTATTTCCGTCACTGGCGCAGCTGATGGCGCGGAAAAGATCGAATGTGAATCCGAAACCGAGGGATTCGTCTGCCTCCGCGCCGAACAATTGACGAGCGCGCTTGAGGCTATGGATGGCGAGACGGTCCAATTCAGAATTCCTAACGAGCGAGAAGCGTTTCGGGTGATTGATCCGCAAGAGCCGTTTGCGGTCAACATCCTGGTTCCGTGTGCTTCAAAAACAAATCGCAGGGCGGAAGCGGCATGAACACGCGAATCCTCCGCATGTGCGACCGGTCCATGCGTTGGCAGAAATGCTGGCGTGTGGTCGGCCTTGGCCAATTGCAGCCCGTTCTGTTCGGATGGGAACATGGCGGCGTGACGCTTCGTATCGAGGGCGTCGCCGATCGAGGTGGTGAGCCAACATGGTGCTGGTGGAGGTTGCCGCTGCGGACCTGTAAGGCTCGCGCAAAGGCAGCGTTTGCAGAACTAGAACGTCACATGGCGGCCGGCACGGAAAGCCCGGCTGCGCGATTGTGGCGCGAGCATCAGAAAAAATCCGCGCGGGTGTCGGCATGAAGTTTAAGGGACGCATACGCCGTAGCGACGCTGAGCGGTTGCGCCAGCACTACTCGCATTTGATGCGCGAGAGGTTCAACGAGGTTGCACCTTCAATTAGCGAGAAAGTATTCGATATCGTGAACGAATGGGCAGCCGCGCAATTCCCGGCCGCTGATCTTGAAGTGCTTCGGCGCTACAAGTTGGTTGACGATGTTGTGGTGGTCAACGTGACCGCGTTCAACGAAACAACAAAGCTTTGGGATCGGCGGTACGGGTTTAAGTTCCCGGAGGGGAAGATCGTGGCGATGCCTGGAAATGATGGGTTTCGGGGCACGTACAAAAGCCTGTACTCGTCGGAGATTCCAGCGCTGATCCCGTTCTGCGATGATATCGAAGCGCAGCGTGTGCGGTACAATGCAGAAGAAAGGGCGCTCCGCGATTTTGTTGATGGCCTGCCGCTTCGGCGCGATGTTGCGGAGCGCTATCCCGATTTGGCGGCCATGATTGCCCCTCTGTGGACTATGCAGGGGTTGGCAGCATGAGTAGCCTCAAGCAACGCAAGCGCGCACGCCGCGCTCCGGAACCGACCATCCGAGTCGGCGTGGCCTGCAATGGTGACGGCGGATATTTCGTCGGGACGGCTGAGGGCTTGTCGTTTAGCCACAAGGGCGAGACGCTTGACTTAGACTTGTCCGGAGGCGCCGCGCCGCGCTTCACTGAATGCGAAGAGACGATCCGAATATTTCGGCGCGAGTTCAAAGTCATCAATGCCGCTTCGCATGTCGGCAACTGGTGCTGGAACGAATACGAGCTTTCACTAGCCGACGCCACGTTGCTTTTGAACCTCGCGCTGCGCAGCCGCAAATTCACGGTCGGCGGCGCAAGCGGAAATAACGCTTGCAGACTATCTGACGCGATTGATGAGGACGCGCCTGTAAGTGAGTTGGCACTGTATCTCGGCATGTTCGGAGTGCCCGCATGAGCACCCCCAACCATCGCAGTACGTCATCAACTCGTGAATTGAAGCGTCGGGAGGCGGCGGGTGAGCGCTGACTTCCAAACCACGTTTCTTGATGGTCGCGTTACGATGCTTCTCGGCGACGTGCGAGCAATGCTCAGGACGTTGCCAGACGATCATTTTGATTGCGTGGTGACCTCTCCGCCCTACTGGGGTTTAAGGGACTACGATGTCGAGGGGCAGATCGGGCTGGAGCCGACGCTAGGCGAGCACCTGGCCGTGATGGTCGACGTGTTCAATGAGGTGCGCCGGGTAATGAAGCCGAGCGCAACGCTCTGGTTGAATTATGGGGATTGCTACGCGACATCGCCGAACGGGCGCAGCGCGGCGGACACTAAGGCCGCAGGCAACGATGATCGGACGTTCCGGGATAAGCCGTTCTCTACCGTAGGTGAGATCTACTCTCCGAACCATGAGAGCGGCGATCGGCGTGGTGGCGACTGCAAGCAGCAACGAAATGAAGGCTCAAACCACCCCGGCAGAATTGTTGCGATAGGCGGCAAGCGAATAACGGCTGGTGAGGAACGTGAGGACGTCGACGTCGGCGGATGGGGCAAGAGTGACGATTCAATCCGCTGGCGTGGCGGTGGCTACCTTAAGCCCAAAGACCTTTGCATGATCCCAAATCGTCTCGCTATAGCGCTCCAGGAAGCGGGTTGGTACGTGCGCAGCGAGATCGTCTGGCATAAACCAAATCCGATGCCGGAGAGCATCAAAGATCGGCCGGGCACGTCACATGAAAAGGTGTGGCTACTCTCAAAGCAGGATCGATATTTCTATGATGCGGACGCGGTAGCGGAGCCCCTTGCTCAATCGTCTGTTTGGCGACTCGCGCAAGATTTAGAATCGCAAACTGGATCGACGCGCGCGAACGGCGGCCAGAAAACCAACGGTAACATGAAGGCTGTTGGAGGGCAGAAGCCGCATAGTAAAGAATATGGACGAAAGATAATCGACGGCGACTCCGATCTATCCGCTGAAGGCACGTCGGGTGCGGGCTTCGCGCCGCGTGAGGCAGGACGCAATCTGCGGAATGTCTGGACTATTCCGACCGCTTCATTCTCGGACGCACACTTCGCGACTTTCCCACCGGCTTTGGCGGAGCGCTGCATCAAAGCGGGATCTAGTGAGGCTGGCGCTTGTGTGTGCTGCGGAGCGCCGTGGCGGCGCCAAACCGAAACAACTTACGACAACCCCGGCAACCGAACAACGAACGGTCCGCGCAGCACTGACAATCGCGCGCAGACGGCAGGGTTCGCGGTGCGACTGGAAAAAAATGTCAAGACTCTTGGCTTCGCTCCAACGTGTGATTGTCCGGACGCGTCGCCGATACCGTCTCGCATACTCGACATATTCGGTGGCGCGGGCACGACCGCGCTTGTAGCTGCGCAGCTCGGCCGCACGACAACACTGATCGAACTCAATCCCGAATACGCCACTCTCGCTCGCGCTCGTATCGAAGCAGCCTTCATGGGCAAGGAAGAGGGCTCGCGTCACATGGTCAAGCAACTCGGCAAAGACAAGGCCCCGTTCGGCGCGGACTCGCTCTTCGCAGGACTAGAGGCCGCAGCAGAATGACAAATACAAAATCAAATTTCATGGGAGTCGATAATGCAGCTTCGTGACCTAGCGGAAAGTAAGCGCGACCTGCTCTTATTTGATCCGAGAATAATCCAGGTCGAACCCGGATATAATATCCGCGATCTCGAAGCGCCGGACGCGAAAGCAAAACTGCAAGAGCTTGCGCGCTCAATCGCCAGCGTTGGCGTCCAGCAGCCCTTGATGGTGCGGTTGAAGGGCGAAGAGGTGTTTGTGGTCTCGGGCCATCGCCGCCGCGCCGCAGCGCTTATCGCAATTGATGAACTCGGCGCGGATATCAAAGCCGTGCCGTGCATCCCGGAGCCGAAGGGAACGAGCGAAGCGGACCGCTGCGCTGATCTTGTCGTGTCGAATTCCGGCGAGCCGCTAACCGCTCTTGAAGTTGCTGAGGTCGTGAAGCGTCTCGTCGGTTTCGGATGGGAGAAGGTGCAGATCGCGAAGCGTCTCGGATGGGAAACGAAACAGACGGTCGATAACCATCTCGACTTACTCGCCGCACCTCAAGACGTTCAGCGGATGGTACGCGATAACGAAGTATCGCCATCAACTGCAATGAACGTCGTCCGCAAGCACGGCGACAAGGCGGGCGAGACACTCGCGGCGGCAAAAATCCAGGCCGCGTCCGAAGGAAAATCCCGCATCACCACGGCTCACGTAAAAGCATCGACGGGTGAATTCCAGGCTACTGCCGGCAACATCAAGACAATGATCGGCGCATTGGAATTGATCGCGAAAGACGGCGATGGCGATGCTGCGGAAATTGCACGGGACGCGCTGGAAAAGATCGGCGTTCTGAAACCCGGTCTCAGGCAGGCGGCGGAATAGATGGGCGGAACCGAAAATCTCGATCTTTCGCCGTTCTCGAACCCTGCGCGGTTCGGATCGCACACGAAGGATATGCGTTGCGTGTTGCTGGAGTCGCCATTCGCTGGCGACATCCCGGCAAACATCGCCTATGCGCGCGCCTGTGTCAGGGATTGTCTGCTTCGAGGTGAAAGCCCGATCGCGTCGCACCTCCTATACACCCAAGACGGAGTTCTAGACGATAGCCACCCCGCAGAACGTGCTCACGGCATCAATGCGGGGCACGCCTGGATGCATCGGGCGGACGCGGTGGTTGTGTATACCGACCGCGGAATATCGAATGGGATGCAGGTTGGGATCAAACTGGCCACCTTTCACGGCAAGGTCATCGAATATCGCGTCCTGCCTGATGCGGTGGCGCCATGACCGGGATCACCTTCCGCAAATGCAAAACACCTGCTGGCGACGTTGTTGAGGCCATCATTGAGCGGCGCTGGTACGGCGCTGGCGGTTATTTCCGATTGGAAGTTGGCGGCTTCGGTGTGGACGATTCCAGGGCTGCGGACGCCCTCAGAGCGGCACTAGTTGAAGCGAGCGCCGGAGTATCGCTGGAGATTGACGCCTCGCTTAGGTGGCAAGGTCGCGAGGTAAAGGCATGACCGACCGCACCCGCTTTCCACTTCACACAGAGCGCGCCGCAGATGTCCGGCAATGGACGGATATAGGCTGGACGGATTGCGGAGAGCATCCATCCGAGCCCGGCTGTCACATGCTGGAATGGCGGCGGGAAGGCGCGCTGTTATTCCCAGCGTGCGCCGAGAGCGTTCGGCTCGGCCCCGAATCCTTCACCCCCCCAGTTCCCGATTCTGAAATAGTCGAGATAGCGCTGGCTGCGGCTGTTTTGGGCGAGGAGCGGTCATGATGGCGCACATCCAGAACCGACATCTAGTTAAATCAAGAACTTACAGAATAGAACGTGAAACATTGCGCCGCGGGGTCAACATCCTGCGATGCGTGAATCGCGGATGCGAAAATCCGAGGCTCCCGCCCTTTACTACCTGCCAGGTCTGCCGGGGTTTGATCTGGAAGCACGGTGCCCAAAGGGCCGCGAGAATGCGTAAGCGCATGTCTAAGGCACGATCGGGTGACGAATGAAGCACACCGGACCCGCCACCGAATCCAACATGCGCGACATCAAGGCTGCACTTGCGGCTCACTTTGCTGCGATAGCCGGCCCAGCTTTTCCAACTGTTGCTCAGCCGCATCGACTTCGACGGCATGGACGAAAACACGTTCACCGTTGGTGAATTGCGGAGGGCGATATGAGCGACATCAGGGCGCTTAAAAGAATAATTCAGCTAACCAGCGAATACGCGGACGAACACGAGCGCGGGCAGGTCGCACTTGGTGCCTATCACGCGTGCTCGCAAGTCAGAAAAATCGCGCAGCGACTTGTCGCCCGCGCCGCCAAGATTGGGAATGCCAATGGGGAAAAGTGAAAATATCCGCCGCGCGGAACGGAAAGAGGAAGAAGCCCGCAGTCTGCTGCGCGAGGCGGCCTATCTGCGCGACCTTCAGAAGCGGCTTGATGTCGCCGCGGACGACGACGCGGGCATGGCTTGGTGGAACGGCCTCACAGAGCAAGAGCGAACGAAATGGGCTGCGGTCGCAAATACAGGTCGCGCCAAAGACGCTTGGGAAGCGTTCAAACGCGCGGGGCAGTCCGCATGACCACCTCACCCCGCCATAGCTGGGGCGCGCGAGTACCGTTTCCGCTCGCCCGCAAAACAGAACGCGAGTGCTTGAACGGTTGCGGCGTCGTGAAAGTGACACGCCACGGAATCAAAACGCGGACTGAATTCTGGCGCGAACTCGACAAGATCGAAGGCAAGGGAACGCCTGCATGTGTTGAGGTTTCGGTTGATGTGGGGAGGGCGGCTTGAGGATTGAGGACTTTGACATTTTAGTTGCTTGCGAGGAAAGCGGGGTTATGCGCGACGCGCTGATTGCCGCAGGCCTCCGCGCAATTTCCTGCGACCTGAAGCCAACACGCAGGCCGGGGCCTCACTACCATGGCGACGTGCGGGATATCCTGGGCGCTCGTCACTGGCGCGGCCTCATTGCCCACCCTGTCTGCAAGTTCCTAGCGAACTCCGGAGCGAAGCACCTTTACAGGCGCATCAACGGCGTTTGGGCCAAGGAGCATGGCCGCGACCCCGATCGTTGGGCGAAGATGGAGGAAGGTGCCCGGTTCTTTAACCTGTTCCGGGACGCGACCCACATTCCGCGACGTGCGGTCGAGAACTCGATTCCGCACGGTCACGCCGTCAAGCTGATCGGACGCACCGCGGATCAATACACGCAGCCGTGGTGGTTCGGCGATCCTTTCACTAAGGCCGCCGGTTGGTGGCTGTACGGCCTGCCAAAGCTGAAACGTGAGTTCAAGAAATCCGACTACGCGAAGATTGAGCCGAAGTGCTGGAAAATGGCGCCGAGCGAGGATCGCGAACAGAAGCGCAGCGAGACTGAGCCCGGAATTGCCCACGCTGTTGCCCGGCAATGGGGACCGTTGTTTGCGAAACCAGCGCCACCAACGGCGCTGGAATTAGCGATGCCGTTTATGACGTGGGTAGCCAAAGTTACTGAGCCCGCAGAATGACCGCAGCAACCCAAGCCATAGAGACTGAGAGGGTGGGGAATTAGAGTGCTGAGAGAAATTAAAATATCGCGCGGAAAGGTTGTGATTGTGGACGATGAGGATTTTGAACGCCTCTCGGTTGGTGTATGGCACGCCGTTACAAATCATCCATCTGAGCCCAATTGGTACGCTCGCAACAGTCAAGGCGTCTACATGCACCGCGAAATCCTTGCCGCCCCTCCTGGCTGCGAGGTCGATCACAAAGATCATAACGGCCTCAACAACACTCGGGGAAATCTTCGGCTCTGCACGGGTAGCCTGAATCGGGCCAACGTCATCCACCCCACGCCAGCATCAGGATATCGGGGTGTATATTGGGAGCCCAAGCGCAAGACGTTCGTGGCCCAGACCACAGTTGACAGCAAAACGATTACCATCGGGCGATTTACCGATGCGTTGCTAGCCGCGCGTGAGCGCGACATCTATGTTCTGAAAGTTTTCGGAGAGTTTGCCGTCCTCAATTTTCCAGAGTTGCGGGAGGTTGCATGACCCCGAATTACGAACCGCTGTTCTATTGGGTGCGCGAGCGCGAGCAAATCCGCGTCCGTAAGGAAATCGAACGTGTCCCAGCCGAACCGGGGAAGCCGATGCCATGGTCCGACGACTGGATATTTGCGGGTCGCATAGTCGATGGTGAGTATGAACCGGGCTTCCGGTTCTGTTGCGTACGGCGCGAGGATGACCGCGGCACAGTCTGGATTCGGGAACACATCCGCGAACGCTATGTCGATCATCCGTTGTTGTGGCTGATGTTGTGCATCTGCCGTCAAATCAATTGGCCGGATACCTTGGATGACCTAGTTTTCAACGGCGCGTGGCCGGTTAACGACAGTTTCAAGCCAAGCGAAATGACAATGGTGTTGAACCGCCGCAAGGCGCGTGGCGACAAGGTCTACACTGGCGCTTACATGATATCGGCGCCGTCGACCAAAGGTGCGGACAAGCAGTCGTATATTGCTGAAACGGTCATCGGTGCGCTTTGGGGGCGCCGCGATATCTTCGCGCGACACTTCGGCGCTAACGCGACACTCCAGCGCACGCACGAGCTCATCACGAGATCAAACGGGTGGGGCCAGTTCATGGCCTATCAGGCCGTCGTGGATATGCGTTTCACGGAATTACTGAGACACGCGCTCGATACCTATGAATGGGCCGCTGCTGGGCCGGGTACGTTGCGCGGACTCAATCGCATTCATGGTCGCGCTGTCGATGCGCCTCTCTCGCAAGCCCAGGCACTCGTAGAAATGCGCGCAATCTACAAGGTCGTCCAGCAAGAGACCAACGTCTTGATGGACTTCAGCGACGTACCAAACATCCTTTGTGAGACCGACAAATATCTGCGCGTCAAACTCGGTGAGGGCAAGCCACGCGCGCTCTACGTTCCGGGGCGGGGCTCATGACACCCAACTCAATCCAACCCCTCAGAGACGCGCTAAAGGCGGGGAAGATCTGAAACGATGGCGAGAATCCGCAGTGTCCATCCTGGGCTCTTTACCGACGAGGCGTTCGTGTCGCTCTCGATGACGGCGCGCGTGCTCTACATCGGTATTTGGACTGAGGCGGACGACCACGGCATCTTTGAATGGAAGCCACTGCAGTTCAAGATGAAGCTAATGCCGGCCGACGCGGTGGAAACGTCGGCGCTTATGGAGGAGATGGTTACCTGCAATTCCGTAAAGAGGTTCACTTCAGATGATAAGAGTTACGGACTAGTTCGGAACTTCTGCCGGTATCAACGGCCTAAAAAACCGAAATACACTTATTTCATGCCTCCTGAGTTACGAACTTACGCCGGATTGAATGATGATGGTTCGCTACAGGTTCTCCACCAGTCCTCCACCGATCCGGAAAAACCTTCGCTGAGGGAGGAGGGAGGAGACCTAAGGAAGGAGGAATCTGGACTTGGAGAGGGAGTGAAGCCCGCGCGCGCGAAGGTTTTAAAAACTGATTTTGGAAGGGAAGGTCCACTTACGATTGATTTTTCGGCAAGCGACGAGACGCGTCAAGAAATTCGTGGGATGGGATTCGGTGACGAACAATACAACAACGAATTCAGCAAGTTCATAGCTTACTACATGGCCCGCGGAACGGTGCGTCCGAACTGGAATGCGCAGCTCGTATCGTGGTTTCAGCGCGCGACGCCGGAGCCTACAAAGCCCGCAGCAAAGGATTTTTTCGTCGATAAGGTTTTCGTAATTGAGGGCACACTCGGCTGGAAAAGCTGGGTCGCGCACACCAAAGAAATCCGTGGGATCACTTGGTCACGCACGATTGAGCGCAAGGACGACGCCGGTCGAATCCAAGTCGGGTGGTGGTGGCCCAAAGAATTTGCTCCCGGCTACGACGAAGCAACCGGAGAAAAACTCCCTCCGGCATCTGAGGAGGAAAATGCGGCATGATCGAATTGCTGATCGTGTTGATTGTGATTCTAAGCCTGGTGTCGACTTTCAGGCCGCATCGTCGCGGTTGCGGCGTCAACGATCTTTCGCGCTGGAAACAGTACGGCGGTACGCTTGAGAGGCCGGGGCCTCCGGGGCGCACGACATGACAATGATCGAAGGCTACGACATCACCCTGGAAGCAAACGATACGAAGCTAATCAATACTGCAACCGGCGAGAACTTGTCCAAGACGCTTGCAATCGAATATGGCGCTCAGATCACTATTGAGCGCGAGACGGTCGTGGCGACCTGTCAGCTCGCGATGGCGAACCTCAGTGTAGTGGTAGGGAAAGTCGATTTCGTAACACTAAACCCGGTCAGCCGAAAATATGATCCTGTTCGAGCGATTGAGTTTCGCGACGGCTCGCGCGTTGAAATTGCAGAAGACGGAACGCCATCTGTCGTCCCTCCCAGCATCGGAGGAGCCCAGCATCGGAGGAGGTTGTGGCGTGAGGTGCGAAGCAAAACTTTCTAGACATTACCTGCGAGCGCGTCGCGGTTTAGAATGCGATGGGCAATGCAGGCGCATTTCGGATTTTAATTATTTCGGCGAAAACCTGTGCGCCGAACATGCTAGCCTGCGTGCATTGAATATTTTAGTTGATGCTGGAATCCTGACGCGTCTCACGCGAGATCGCGACGAAACCGAATATCGAAAGTCAGCATAATGGCCCTCGAAGCTGGAGCACGTAAGGAACACAACGGCCCAAAGCGCGGCAAGGGCGCGTGGTGCCGGAAGGTCGATGCGAAGAAAGCGGGACGGAAATTTCGGCGCAGGAATGCGAAGAGGGAAGTCAAGGATCAGTTGGATGGTGTTGCATCATGAGCGGATCAGTTGCGCAGTTAATCACGACGCGTCCGGATAAGGAACGCGCAGCGGAATATCGGCGGCGTCTCAATGACGCTTTGCGCGAACATATCCAGCCGATAATTCGTGAGTTAGAGGCAGATGGTTTCGTTGGGAATTTTGCGACAGTAAAAGATGCTGAAGGCCGCGACCTCGTTCAGGTTTCGTATTTAGCTAAACACTTCACCTAGAACTCAGCCCATCCTATCCGGGCCTAGTTCGCAATAGAGGGAGAGAGAAAATGAAGGTCTGGGTTGTGTATCCCGACTACGGACCGGAGGGTTACGGGAAGCCAGAGGGTGTGTTTAGCTCGCATGAGATTGCCAAATGTTACGCTGCTTCCGATGATCGAGCTGGAACCCTGTTCGAAATTCAAGAGCATGAAATCGACCAACCACGCGGCTTTGTATTTGAATAAGCACACCCGCCCGTAGTGCATCACAGGGGAGAGAAAATGGACGACGATAAAAACGATGGACCGAAAGTCGTCACTCTCGACGTGCGTAACCAGATGAAGGGCGACATTGAGAAGTTTCGCCGCGCCGTTCCAGAGTTGATACTTCACGCGCAAACAATGGCAAGGGTCCGGCGCGCATCATATCTCGCGCTAGTCGAAGAGGGCTTCACAGAATCGCAGGCACTCGAATTGTGTAAGACGCCGTAAGGTAGGGGAGAGATGGAAATGACGCCAGAAGATCGAGCCGCACAGATCAGCAAGATTTATGAGGAGGCGTTGCCCAGCAGCGCGACCGACGAACTCGCTAGGCTGATTGCCGCCGCAATCCGAGCCGCAGAGAACGATGCGCTGGAACGTGTCGCCGTAAACGAGAGGCGGCTGATCGATAAGCTAGAGCGCATCGCCGTCGAGTTCTGGCTTACGAATATGGAGGCGGACGCGCGATCAATCGAAAAGCTTCTTGGCGAAGTCTCGCCTGAATCGTTTGTTCGAATTGGCAAAGAAGTAGGGCGCGTCCAGGCACTGCGCGCGTCAAAGCCAAAAGTCTGAGAAAAATCCACGGCCCGCGTATCCGGCCAAAGTAAAATCGCATCACAGGGACAATGGGAGAATTAAAATGACGAGAGATCAGGCGAGCGAGAAGCTGCAAAAAGAATTAGGCTGGACCAGGACGCAGGCTGATCTGCACGTCAGCGGCTCCGCGTGTCTTGGAATGCTGAAGCTAGACGATCCACCGCCGCGCCCGCGTCAGTTCGTTCTCGCATATCAAGGTTTGCTTCACGGTCCATTCGAGACGGCCGACGAAGCCTCACGTTTTGCCAAGCGCGGCGCTGCTTGCGGGCCTTGGTCAATTCAGCAGATACATCAGGCTATGACAAATGAGCAAATGGACGCCGCCGATGCAAAGCATGCGGCGGGAGCGAAGCCGGCTATAGATGCGCTGGAAAGGTAAAAGCAAAATGCTCAAGCTGGTTCATAAATATTTACGCCGCTTGGTTGTTTGGGCGCAGACGCCATCTTCCCGCGTCGCGAGTGTAGATCAGCCGGTGCATGTCGAGTCGACAATAGAAGGTGTGGCGGCTCCAGTGATTGTGGAAAGAAGCCCCGAAGAATTGGCTGAACGTCGCACTCGCAGGAAAATGACGAGAGCTAGAATCAAGATAGCCGACACGGCGTCAGACATTCTTGATCGATTCGAGAGGTTGAACCAGTCAACTTTGGAAGGCGGTTCGCACTCACTAGAGACCCAGCGGTCGCTTGAGCTGCTGTTGGGTTGCGACTTTCACCTAATTGCAGAAATTTCCGATGGCGATTTGGGTATCGCCGAAAGATCGGTTTTTACGCCACAAGTCGACAACATTGTCGATCTTGCGGCTATGACATGGCCAATTGATATTGGTGTCGTCTGCAGGAAGGAGAGTTGCTATTATTTAACTCGATGCTTTACGGCGAGGCCGGAACAAATCCGAGGGCAAACAAGCATCTTCACAACGAAGGCGGTCTATTACGTTCATGCCACTCTAAATGATGACGGTTCTTGGTGGGCTGAGACACGGATAGGTGGTCTAGTCAACGGCAAGTGGATGCCGATTGATAACATTAAAACCATAGTCAAGGGCGGAAAAGTAAAGTCGCAACCGAACAGCAAATTTCACCAAAGCGAGTTTGCTCTTAGCACATCCATGATGTTCAGCTTCGCTCTGACCGAACGCTACGAGTGGCACGCGGCGTTTGGCACCGAAGATGGTCCTCGGTTATTACTTCCAACATCTAGCGGCGGCGCATCAGCGCTCTTCAAAAACCGGGAATTAACGGAAGGCGCAAAACGTAGGGCCGCGCTACGTCATTGGGTTCACAACCACTACAGGTCTAAAGAAACTGATATCGCCTACGTGCGCGACCATCTGCGCGGAGCAACACGGTTTAGTTGGTGTGACCTTCCCTGCGAGCTGTTGGTAAGCGCCTTCGATCTGGAAAAAAATGAATTCTTTAAAACGCAGGCAGCGCAATGGCGCGCTGCGCGGACACACAACCGCGTCAAGGTTAGGTTAAAAAGAGCAGTTTAGCCGTCCACCAAGTATCGGTCGCGTATCGGGCCAAAGGCGCATCACGAAAAGGAACGAGACGTGGCGAAAGCAAAATCAAAGAAACGGGTGCCCTACCTGTCACACGGCTCGGAAGGGTTGGTCGAATACGGCAAGCGCAGGGTTGACGACCCCCTGGAGCCTACAGCCAAGATGGAGGTAACGGTCAACGTGCGCGAGAGTTCGATCGACCACATGGCCAGCCGCGGCCGGATTAATCCATCACAAGCTGATGCTGGGCATCTGTTCCGGAAACTATGGGAACTGGCGGCAGTGGGAAGAAGCCAAGGCATCGATCCCGCAAAAGAATATGTGGACGGCGGCGATGTTGGTGACCCGATATCCGATAGGCTGGTGAAGGCGACACGGGAGCTAAACCGCATCCTGAACGTCGTCGGTCCCGTTGGCGCTCAATTCTTGATCGAGATTGTAGGGGAAGGCAAGCGGATCGAGGATGTTGCGGCCAAATGGTCAAAGGCGGGTGGCGTCGTCACTGGCCGCCGGGCAGAAGGCTATGCCGTAGCCCGCATGATAGAGGCGCTGGATCAGATTGTGCGTTACCGCAAGATGGAGTCGTCACCAATTATTCAGGACCGGAAACAGCACTACCGCCGCAACGGCGCGCTGATTCCTGTGAAGGATGACATCCGGTCATCGTCGGAAGGCCATACCGGCCCCGTCACTGAACTGTCCACTGGCAAATTTGGAGACACTGTGAAGACTGTAAAAAGGGGCATTGACAGGGGACCGATGACGCCGCATATTGCGGGTAATAGGTAGTGATTTGCGCCCGCGCGGGGAAACTCGCAGCGGGCGTTTTCATGACTAATTGGCCAAGGGGCGTTTCGCATGACCGCGCAAATCCTCCCCTTCCGCAAGCCCAGCACACCACAGGTCAACCCGATCATGGAAGCGACCGCGGCGTATTTCATCGGACTCGCTATCGTCGGGCTTCTGGTGATTGCGATATGGGATCAGGCGATGGGCGGCGATACGAGGCGGCGTCGGTGACCGCAACCGTACTTGCATTCCCCACACCAGCACCAAAGGACGGTGGGAAGGCGAGACTGTTACGCGCGCATCCGAACTTCAGGGCGCGCAATCTAGCCGAGCCGATCTGCGACCTCACGCAGCGGTGTGCGGACCCGGAAGATACGGCGCCAGCGGAATACAGCGGAGATCGCGCGTGATCAATATCGAAGACGTGAAGCGCCTGACGCTTGGGCCTAATGAGCTATTGATTTTTCAAGTTAGGGGCACGCTAACCAGCATTGCGCTAGTCGACCTCAGAGACAATATAAGCAAGATACCGGCACTCAAGAACAAGACCATGGTAGTAGACGATTCCGTCACGCTTACCGTGCTCGCCGCCGAAGAAGTTAAAGCTCGCGCTGCATAGCATAACCAACATCCGCCCGCCGCGATTTCATTGCGCGGTCTCGACGGGGATAAAGGGCGGACCTATTGCCCAAGCTAACAATCATCCGCCCGCGCCTAGCCGCTATCGATACCCGATCGGTTAGGCCCGCTGAGAAGACGGCGGACCCATATTATCATACAGCCCAGCACAAGGAGTGGCGGCGCAGCGTGCTCAACAGAGCGGGTTGGCGTTGCGAATGGGTGACGGATGGCCAGCGCTGCACCGCAAGCGCCGGTACGGGCCACCGGTTGTTCGCCGACCATGTACGTGAGCGCAGCGATAGCGGGCCAGATCAGGGCGATGGCATGTGTCTGTGTGGCCGCCATCACACCATCAAGACGATGCGGGAGCGTGCGCGCCGCGCCGCTGATGTGATGGCGTAGGGCGGGTCCGAAGTCCGGAACCCTTAGGGGCCGGAACCGCAGGGGTAGTCACGCATAGAATTTTTGGTCTAATGGGGTTTTTGGTTGGTGCAAACCAGTGCGAACTAGAGAAGAAAATTCTACGGACTGGATTCAGATCGGGGAAGCGTTTCGGAATACTCGCAAGCCTATCAGAGAGATAGCGCGGGATCACCGCATCTCCGATACGGCCATCCGGAAGGAAGCGAAAAAGCGGAAATGGTCCCGGCCCGATGCCGATGACCCTGGGTGCGAACCGCTCCGCGAACCTTATTGCGAACCAGAACAAACGCGGCCCGATGAGGCGATAGCCGAGACTATTTCAGCCCGGTCAGCCGAACTGGTGAAACGCGGGCGCCGCGTGATCTTGGACCTGATGTCGGAGCTGGAGTTTCTGAACAAGAATGCCGGCGTCCTGTCGGAGATGGTCGAACAGCACTTCAATGGCGAAGACGACGACTCGGCCAAGCGGAAGCTGCTGAAGGCACTGGACCACGAGACGCGCACGAAGAGCGCGAACTATCTGGCAACGGCGCTGGCGAAGCTGACGGATGCTGCGCCTGGCAAGAAAGACCAGGCCAAAGCCGATGCTGAGACTGCCGGCCAAGGTTCTGGATGGGGTAGCGATCTCGACTCGGGTGTGACCGGCCGGCCGAACTGATGGACGATTGGGACCTATCCTGCCTCGACTGGAAAGATCGAATCCTCTCGGGGCGCTCACTGGTTCCCGGTCTGCCGCTGTTCAAGACGGAAGCCGCGCGGGCGCTGCGGGTCTTCAAGCGCCTGAAGATGCCAGACGTGATCGGCACGCCGACGATGGAAGAGGCCTGCGGGCCATGGTTCTTTCCGATCGTCGAGGCGCTATTCGGTTCCTACGATGCGGACAACAATGTTCGCATGATCCAGGAAGTGTTTCAGCTAATCCCGAAAGGGAACAGCAAAAGCTCTAACGGTGGAGCGCTGATGTTGACGGGGTTGATCGTCAACAAGAGACCGGAGGCGGAGTTCCTCTTGGTGGCGCCGACACTGGAAATTGCTGGCATCGCGTTCAAGCAGGCGAAGGGAACGATCAAGATTGATCCCGAGCTGGACAAGCTATTCCAGATTCAGGATCACATCCGGAAGGTCACGCACCGCAAGTCAGGCGCGACACTGCAGATCAAGGCTGCGGACACTGATGTCATCACCGGGTCGAAGGCGACCGGGACGATGATCGACGAGACGCATGTATTTGCGAAGCGGTCGAATGCGAAAGAGGTGTTTGTTGAACTCCGCGGCGCGCTGACAAAACGGCGTGACGGGTTTCTCTATCAGACAACGACTCAGTCGAAGAAGCCGCCATCGGGCGTTTTCAAGTCAGAACTCGATATGGCGCGCGCAGTGCGCGACGGCAAAATGAAGTTGCCACTTCTGCCGGTCCTGTACGAATTGCCGGAAGAGGTTTCGAAGGATGGCGGGTGGAAAGAGCGGAAGTATTGGCCGCTCATCAATCCGAACCTCGGCCGATCGACCAACGAAAAGTTTCTGATCAATGAGTTGATGAAGGCTGAAGAAGATGGTCCAGCGCAAATGGCGCTGATCGCTTCTCAGCACTTCAACGTGGAGGTTAACCAAAGCCTTCGCTCTGACGGATGGTCCGGCGCTGTGCTTTGGCCGCGAGGTGTGGAGCGGGCGCTAACATTCGAACACATCTTGGAGCGCAGCGAAGTTGTTACAGTCGGAATCGACGGCGGCGGCTTGGATGACTTGCTCGGGGTCTCGATTGTCGGCAGAGAAAAGGGAAGTCTGCGCTGGCTGACTTGGTCTCACGCCTACATTTCTCCAGAGGGATGGGAGCGCCGCAAGGCAAACGCTTCGATCTACCAAGACTTCATCGAAGCCGGCGATCTAACGCTGGTCAAGAATATACAGGACGATATCGACGCGCTGGTTTCGGTTGTGCAGCAAGTAAACGCTGCGGGCCTGTTGTCACAGGTCGGCGTCGATCCGGCGGGACTTGGAATCATCGTCGACAGCCTCGCTCGCATCGGCGTCACGGAAGAATCGAAACAGCTTGGCGGCGTTCGTCAAGGTATCGCTCTGATGGGCGCGATCAAGGCGACGGAGCGGAAGCTGGCGGACGGGTCGTTAAAGCACTGCGGTCAACCGATGATGACGTGGTGTGCCGGCAATGCGATCGTTGAGCCGACTGCGACCGGAATGCGCATCGCGCGTGATGCATCCGGCTACGGAAAAATTGATCCTCTGATGGCGCTGTTCGATGCGATGGCGCTGATGTCGATGAACCCGCCAGCGCTCGGGGGAATGGGCGGATTTCTTAGGACTCCGCTAGTCGCCTAAATACAATCGAGGCTGCCTGATGGGTCTGTACACGAAGGCAATCTCGTATCTTGCGCGCAACATCGGACTGACCGATCCGAGGCTTTATCATTTCGTCGGAGGAGAAAGCACAGACGCGGGTGAGCGTGTCAGCGTAGACGGCTCGATGAATAACGGTGTCGTGTGGGCGTGCACCAGGCGCAACGCCGAGACGGTTTCTACGTTGCCGTTGCATCTCTATCGAATGGATTTGGATCGCAAGGCGCAGCGCGCCGACGATCATCCGCTCTATAGCGTTCTTCATAACCGTCCGAATATTGAAATGACGGCCGTGGAGTTCTGGGAGGCGATGGTCGGTTGCTATCTTCTCTGGGGCAACGCTTACGCCTCGATTGACAGGGGCTCGATAGGCCAGATCGTTGCGCTTAATCCGATGCGGCCAGATCGTGTCACTGTTCGTCGGCAGGTCGATGGATCGTTGATCTACATCTACACGTTCGCCGGTCTGACGCAGACGTTCAATGAAGACGATGTTTTTCACATCAAGGGTTTCTCGCTCGACGGCCTGATGGGCATGTCGCCTGTCAGCCAAGCGCGGCAAACTCTCGGAAGTGCAAGAGCTGCCGAGAGAGCATCTGCCGCAATATTTCGTAACGGCATGCGTCCGTCCGGCACTCTCTCGGCTCCGTCATACTTGAATGCAGCCCAACGCGAAGATGCGAAAGTAATACTCGCGGCATTCAAGGGAGCTGCGCAGACGGGTGGAACGCCTTTGCTGGAAGGCGGGTGGAAGTGGGAAAAACTGGAGATACCGCCGAACGACGCGCAAATGCTGGAAACGCGCGCGTTCCACGTTGAGGAAATCTGCCGTTGGTTCGATATCCCGCCTGTGCTGATCGGCCATTCTGGGCAGACGACATGGGGATCTGGAATCGAGCAGATCATGCTCGGTTGGCTCACGCTGGGCCTGCGGTCTCATCTGAAACGAATCGAACAAGCAATCTGGGCGCGGCTGCTGACGGCGAAAGAGCAGGCATCTTATTACGCGGAGTTCAACGTTGATGCGTTGCTTCGTGCAGACAGCGCGGCCCGCGCACAACAGATGGCGTCACTAGCACAGAACGGACTCCGCACGCGCGACGAACTCCGAGCACTCGACAACTTCCCGCCGATCGCGGGCGGCGACAAGGCGACCGTTCAATCCAATTTAGTCCCGCTCGAAATCATCGGCACCGCCGAGCATCTGGCGTCTCCTCTCGCATCGCAAAAACCTGACGCGCCCGCCAACACGCCTTCGACAACCGGCGCGAACATTCCAGGAAAAGCACCATGAACGATCATTTCTATGCACCACTGGAATTGAAGTTCGCGAAGAACGCTCCGGCAGGATTGTTCAATGGCTACGCTGCGGTGTTCGGGAATCTGGACTCGCATGGTGACATCATCAAGCCAGGCGCGTTCACGGAAAGCCTCGCGGAAATCAAGGCGTCCGGCCGTCCGGTCCCGCTGCATCTGATGCACCGCGTGTACGGCGGCGACGGACTGCCGATCGGTGTCCTTCCGAATCTGTCGGAGGACGATACGGGACTTAAAGTCACGGACGGCAAGATCAGTGGCATGAATACGGACATGGGCCGTCTGATTTATGAGCGCGCGAAGGATGGGGCGTTCGGCGGTCTATCGATTGGCTACAAGGTGAAGCCGAACGGCGCCGTCCTCGGAAAAAGGGCTGGCGAGCCGAAACGTGTCCTGACGAACCTGGACCTTCGCGAAATCAGCCTTGTGGATTCACCGTCGAATGCGCTGTCTCGCGTCGATGAAATCAAATCCGCGATGATGGATGAGATCAAGGAGTTGATGAAGGTTGCTGACGTGTCGAAGGCAACAGCAGCCGCGGCCGCGGCGCTACAGCTTCATGCAGCGACGATGGCCGGTGGCGACAGCCCCAGCGCGGAAGAGCGCGCAGCACTGCAAACGCATCTCCAAGACATTCACGAGGCGCTGACAGGTCAGCGCACTCCGGCCGGCATGAAGTCCGCGCCGAAAACAGTTCGCGAGTTCGAAAGCTTCCTTCGGGATGAATGCAAGTTTTCGCACGCGCAAGCCCGGGCCATTGCCGAGTCCGGGTTCAAGGCATCGCTACCTCGGGATGAGGAAAACGATCAGGCGAAAAACGCAGTCGCATTTTTGACGGCACTCAAGTCGGGCGGCTGATTTCTTCAAACCCTCATTCCAAGGAAACCGAATCCATGAGCACGGAAACGAAAACCATTGAGCAGCTCGCCGACGAGGTGAAGGCTGCGCACGCCAAAGCGTTTGATGCCGTGAAGGCGATTGCTGAAGAGGCGATTGCTGAAGCCAAGCGCGGGATCGAACTTTCGACTTCTCTGAAGGAGAAGGCCGACGAAGGGCTGATCACGACCAACGAGTTGAAATCTCAGCTTGTCAACATTGAGCAGATGTTGGCGCGCAAGCCGGCCAATCAGGTGGACGAACGCAAATCGCTCGGTGCCATCGTTGTGGAGAACGAGGAAGTCAAGACGCGGCTGCTCGGCGGCAGCAAGAAGGACCGCCTCAATCTGACGATCGATACCAAAACCATCCTGAGCGCCAGCGGCACCTGGGGCGCCACGGCGTCTGTCAGCAACTCGCTGGTGGTCGCCGATCGCCAGCCGGTGGTCGGACTGCCGATGCGTCAGATGACGGTGCGCGATCTTCTGGAGCCCGGCGAGACAAGTTCGAATGCGGTGGAATTCGCCGTCCAGGTCGCGCGCACCAACAACGCTGCGGTCGTCGCGGAAGGTGCGCTGAAGCCGTCCTCGAACTACACCTGGAACCTCGTCAACTTCCCGGTGCGAACCATCGCGCATCTGGTCAAGGCGTCCCGTCAAATCCTGGACGATGCGCCGGGACTTCGCAGCACGATCGATGGTGAAATGCGCTACGGGCTTGGCTTTGCCGAAGAGGCTGAATTCCTCTACGGCGACGGCACTGGTGCCCACGTCCTCGGCATTGTGCCGCAGGCGACTGCGTACTCCGCAGCTTTCGTGGTTACGCCTGAAACCGCGATCGACCGTATTCGCCTCGCGATGCTGCAGGGTGTGCTTGCGCTCTATCCGATGACCGGAACCGTGCTCAATCCTACCGACTGGACCAAGATCGAGATGACGAAGGACAGCATGGGCCGCTACATCATCGGCGACCCGCAGGGCACGGTGACGCCGCGGCTGTGGGGTCTCCCGGTTGTTTCGAGCATCGCCATGACGGCCGGCACGTTCCTGACCGGTGCCTTCAAGTACGGCGCCCAGATCTTCGATCGCATGCAGCT